CAAAATCAAATCACACCTGCTATCCAACGACAGGTTGCTGCCTTGGCAGCATTGCCAGCTCAAGGTGTTCGAGAGTTTCAAGCTCTTACTCCTATTGATACAGGCAATGCTCGCAATCGCACTAGACTTCAGAGCAAAGAGATTGTGGCTGATTACCCTTACGCACAACGCCTGGATGACAACTGGTCAACACAGACCAATGGTCAAGGTATTGTGGCACCATTTACCAAGTGGTGGATAGCACAACTCAAACGCATAGCAAGGATCAAATAACATGGCTGCCGCAACCACCACACTCAAAGTCAATGTAGACACCACAGACGCCACACGCAGTCTTGCTGCCTTAAACAGCAAGTTCAATGATTTAAAAACTGCCATACTTGGTGCTGGATTTGCCACTGCCATCACACAGGCCAACAACTATGCCAATGCCATCAAAGATGTCAGCGTGGCCAGTGACATCAGCATTGCCAGTGTGGTTGCTCTAGGCAAAGCCTTTAGTTACAATGGTGGCACAGCAGAAGGTGCTCAGAATGCAGTATTGAAATTTTCACAGAGTCTTGGTGATGCCATCAATGGCAGTGACTCTGCACAAAAGGCCTTTGCGGCAGCAGGTATCAGTCTAGATGATATCTTCAACCGGTCACAACAAGAAAATTTAAATCAATATCTGATCAATCTTGGGCGGATGGAAAACACGGCCCTACGCACTAGAAACCAAATTGAGATTCTTGGTCGTAGTTCCAAAGGTGTAGATTTTGGTGGTGGTGTTCAAGGCACCATGGCCGGTTCGCCTGTTTCTGCGGCAGACATAGCTGCCATCAACGCAGGTGCCGCTGCCAGTGAAAACATGAAGCGACAGTTTGATCAATTGATACAGGCCTTGCTGAATGTGACCAAGCCTCTGAATGACATTGTGGCCAGCATCAACATCACAGCAAAAGCATTTCAAAGCCTAATCAATCTATTGGTATTTGCTGGATCAGCATTTCTTATATTTGGTAAAATACTACCTGCTGTGGTTGCTGGTCAGAATGCACTGATTGTTGCTTTGAAAAATGGCGGCGGAGCATTGACTCTACTTAAAAATGCCTTTATGGGAGTCATAGCAGGACCCAAGGCATTTGTGTTAAACATCATGCGAGCAGTTGGAGTGCTGGAAAGCGGATTGCCTGTGGTGGCAAGCCTGGTGGCTGCGTTTGGCGGACTGTTGAAAGGTCTGCTGAGATTTGCAGGCATAGCAGGTATCTTTATAGCCATAGCACAAGGTATTGATTTTGTAGCACAGGCAGTGTTCAAATTGAATTCACCCATTGACTATGTGACCAAGAAGTTTAAGGAATTTTTCAACATTGGTCAAGACCGATCCCAAGTGGCAGACGATGGCACCACGGACATGATCAATGATCAGATCAAGGCCCTGGAAGCTGCCAAGATTGCCAATGAAGAAGCTCGTAAACGCAGAGAAAAGATGGCAGTGGAGATTCGCAAGGTTGGTGATGCCTACGCCTACAGCAATGACAAACAACTGGAATCTATTGCTAATGAAACTCGCTTTATTGGCAAAACAGAAGATGAAATACAGGTCCTGCGTGGTCTCGCTGATATCTTTAGCAAGGCCAATGACGAAATAAAATCCCTAAAAGAAACACGAGCCAAAATGGCTGGTGGCACTGAAGAAGAAAAACGCAACATTGATCTCATTGATATAGAAATCAAACGCATAAACAAATTAACAGAGGCACATGCTCAGAACTTCCTGGAATACACCAACAGACTTCAAGGTGCACGAATCCTAGAAGAAGATCGTATTCGTCAAGTAGAAAACCTAACTCGTGCCATTGAACAACAGACTGTGAGAACACAAGCTCTAGGTCAAGCACAACTCAGCATCATTGACAAGAGTCGAGATGTTGACTTTGCAAGAATCGTAGCTGGCTTGACTCCGTTACAGGCCAGAATTGCACAAATACAAGAAGATGCCAGAAAGGCAGCCCTGGAAGCAGGTCGTGCTTATGCAGGTGCATTTGAGGACTCAGGTGATGGTCTAACACCAGAACGAGCTGAAGAACTCACTCGCGGACTTGAATCTATTGCGGCAGGATACAAGTCCATTGCTGATCAACAGATTGAGAACTTGCAACAATCAAGAACCTTTGCTGATGGATGGCGAACAGCATTTGAAGAATATGCTGACGCTGCCTACAATGCCAGCGAGATTGCTAGATCACAATTTACCACTGCCACCAAGGGCATGGAAGATGCCATTGTAAACTTTGCCAAGACTGGTAAATTTGAATTTAAAGGTTTCTTGAGCAGCATAGTGGAAGAACTGTTGAGATCCAACATTCGTCAATTGCTCACACAGGCATTTGGTGGTGTGGGATCTGGTGGAGGCAGTGGCAACATCTTAAGCACCTTGTTCTCAGCAGGCAAGAGCTTGTTGGGATTTGCCAATGGCGGCATGATACCCACAAATGGTCCTGTGCTGGTTGGCGAACGCGGTCCAGAGATACTGACAGGTGCTGGCGGACGAGGTGTGATCCCTAATGAAGCACTGGGTGGCTCAACCAACATCACCTACAACATCAACGCAGTAGATGCTTCAAGTTTCCGCAGCCTAGTGGCCAGCGATCCTGAATTTATGTTTGCTGTTACAGAACAAGGGCGTCGTAGAATGCCTAACTCAAGGAGATAATTATGGCCACAACAAATGAAGCCTTTCAATGGATCATCGACTCAGCCACGGCTTTAAGCATTGATGGTCGTGGTGTAGTAGCTGCCACCAGCACACGAGAGAATGTTATACGCACAGTGAGTCGTGGAGGTCGTGTGTGGAAGTTCACAGTGAGCCCAAGCCCAGGTGCCACATATGTAGAGGCAAGACCTTATCTTGCACGACTGGATCAGATGGATAGGATTACCATTGCTGACATCAATTTCAATCATGCAGGATTTGAAAACATCATTGGTTATCTGGGCACAGGATCTGCAGGATTCACAGTTGTAGTTCCTGCGGGCACCTCAGTAACCACATGCACCATCACAGCAGGCTCATTGCCCAGTGGTTATGTTTGTCGTGCTGGTGATTGGTTGCAGATTGGCACAACTGGATCAGTTTATCAAGTGGTCACAGATCCTTCTGCAGGCAATGGTGTATCAGTTACCCTAAACAGACCCATAGATGAAGCCGCTGGATCATACACAGGCCTGTTTGGTGCCAATGTCACATGGTCAGTGCTGTGTGTAGAAAGACCCACCTGGAGTCTTGTGCCAGCAGGTGCCAATATGTTGGTAAACTGGTCAGGTGATTTTGTATTCTACGAGGACAGAACATGAGCATCAATCTAAGTGGTTATTCAAGTGTAGGCATTTGTCTTTGTGTGAGATTGGACATACCCTCATATGGTGTGTTGAGATTGAGCACATTTCACAAAGCCATCACCATAACAGAAAGTGATGGCACGGCTTACTCATATTCACCTGCTGGCATACTAATGAGTGTGAGTGAAAGTGTTGGTGAACTTAGAACCAGTTCAGTAGAAACCGCAGTTGGTTTGAGTGGCATTCCTATTGAGTATGCTCAAGGTGTGCAAGCAGTTCGTATCAAAGGATCACGCATAGAAATACGCAGAGTGTTTACTGATCCTATAACTGATAATCCACTTGCTATTGCAGGCAATCCCATCTTTATGTTTCAAGGTGTTGTGACCAATTACGGCTTCTCAGAAACCTACAATGAGTTCAGTGATGAGTCTAGTTTGATCATTAACTTGAGCTGTTCAAGTCTTGTGGACATGTTGATGACCAAGATCACAGGACGCAGGACCAATCAAGAATCAATGAATCAATTTTATCCAAGTGACTCAAGCTTCAATCGCATCACCAATCTTGTGGGTCGCCCGTTTGACTTTGGCAACTCTAATATAACTAAAAAACAAGTTACACAACCAGCCAGTTCAGTTGCAAATGATTTTGTGCAGGAGACCCCATTCTAATGTTGTGTCGCTTTGCCACTCTACAAGATGTGCCTGGTGTTTGTGAACTACTTAAACAGTTCTCGCAGGCTGCAAGAGTGGGCTTTAGACCTTGGTCAAGCGAGAGCGACACACCAAGAATTTACAAACTGGTCACTGCCTGGCAACAGCAACATTATGTGCGTGTGGCAGTAGACAACAACCAGATTGTGGGCACACTAATTGCTGAACTGGGTCAAGACTTTTGGGATCCAGAACGCAAGCTGTTGCAAGAGCGTGCCTGGTATGTTAGTGAATCACATCGCGGCACTCGTGTG